CACCAGTTGGTTTGTGCGTGTATTTTATACGTACGAACCAACATTAAAAGTCTAGCATGAGACATAGTCATGTTACTCTAGTGTCCCACCACTAGAGTTTTATTTTGGGCGGTTTCAGGATTCCGTATGTCCTGATTGGCCATTCTTTGGTCATGGTATTAGGGTTCCCACCCCTATATCTTTAATTATTCGGGTAGTTATTTATTTTGCAGTTAACGCAACATGTAGGAGATTGTCGCCCTCCTATGATTAACAGACCCCTGCTATTTGATTTGTATTACTTTAGTTCTTTATTTATATCCTTATCTGGTAGAACCATCAAAGATATTGATATCGCACTTAAGTAACGTCTTAGTCTCTGCGTAATGAGACCCATGGACTATTGTCCTTCCCCTCCTTTTCCCTCATCTCACTTCCTTGTAAGATGGAACAGTTGTTAGTGGAAGACGCTTAAAGATTTCGATTACCTGTCCAAGTCGGCTGTCGAGAAATTTTACGCTGCAATATGTTGCCCTACAATCCTGAATCTATTGCGGATTGGTAACCCGTAGTAGTCGCCTCCCAAGAAGGCGCCCAAGATCTTGTTGTTCATTTTGGGTTGAATGAACGTCAAATGAGACCTGCCGATACACAGAGGAACGGTACGTGGCCACCACGTGACAACTTGAGAGAAAGTGACCGCCCGAGAGTGGGCAATGACGACTCGAAAGAGAGTGACAGCTTGAAAGGAAGTGATTGTTGTATTAGATTCTCGAATACATATTCATGTTTAGAGGAGACAGAAGATTCGTTGTACGAGTTGGCGTGTCAATGCGATCGAATTGTATCGTCTGTTGATCCAGATCACTTTCATATCGTTCTTCTTCGTTATTTTGACGAAACGAAGTACTTCGATTATGATTTTGACCACAAGTTTACTTTCATTCAACAGCGCATTGACATACCTGTTCCCAAGCACGACATTGCCATGCTTCTCACAAAGCGGTTACATCAGAGACTCAACCCATTTGTCAAGTATGAGCTTGATGGTAACAAGTGGTCGTGGAGGGATGTTGATGATGATAGTCTTTTGAGTATCTTTTCGAAAGAATATATCTTCTTTGGATATTCTTCCAATCCGCATTCTGTGTGGCCCAATCGGATCAAGAAGCCTCCTCCGCCACAGAGGAGGATCTTTCTTCCAAAAGGGACGCTTGCAGTCCTGCAGGAGAATTGCAGGTGCGCCATTGTTGCTGAAGCAAGGACCATTGACGATGTTATTTCATATTATATGACGTATTGTGATCATGACCTTGTTCATCAGGACATATTGTTGCAGAGTAAAGAATCGCATTGTGAAATTCAGCCAGAGGAGTCAAACTCACCTTCTTCAAGTGAGTCTGAATCCTTTGACTGGAGTGATGATGATTACCCCAAAGTCTGTAATGTTGCACCACTATCAGATAAAGATATTAATGTTACTGATAGCAACAGGATTATAGCCATTAATGGCATGATATCTATAGTTAATTTCTTGTATAAGCTAACTCAGTGTAATCGTGGATCTTTTAATTATGCATTATTGTGTTCAACCATTCATGATTTGTTTTCAGCTGCGTGTGGCACGTATGATGCTTTTTGTTTGTCTAATGGGTTTAAATCGAAACCAGGTATAATATTATTGTCGGAAGTTATTAAGCCTTATGTGTCAGAATTAGTTCAACATATTTTAGCGTTTGTGAAGAGTTACAAGTTACCTGAAAGTCTTAATGGTATTCAAGTTCAGTCGAAAGATGATCCCGATGAAAGTAATTCCACTTCTATTTTCTTCGATCTATTGCGGTCGTGTAATTCTGAGATATTGCCTAGTTTTATCTACTTATCTACTTTTACTATTGCTGTTGTTACTGGGTTGGCACGTGGCGAGATGCCTAATTTTTCAGCTCTATCTCGAGATTGTTTTACTTATGGTCAAAATGTGAGGTACGAGTTTGCTACGTTGGTACATCTTACCGATGCAGTTTCTACTATCATGAATTTTGCGAATAAATGTTTTGCCACCTTCAGTATGAAAGGCAAGTCTGGACAAGTCTTACAACTTGCTACTCGGATATTGGAATACCCGTGCATTACTACTGAGAGTGATATTAAGGCGTTGAGTGAATTTGGGCAGTTATGTTCTGAGTATCGCCGTAAGTATGATACTTTGTCGTCCTTACGGCATAATCTCACATATAGTTTAAATAGTGATGGATATTTAACTCGGTTGGAGTTAGATCGTGTATATGCACGACATCTTCAAGTTATGGAACGTATTAATAATTATAATAATCTGATGAAAAGTTCTGAGCTTCGTGTCAGTCCTTACTCCATTGTTTTGTATGGAGGATCTTCAGTTGGTAAGTCATCGGTGTGTCAACATTTAGTTGATTTCATGGCACACATTATGGATCTCCCGTCCGACCCTCGGTTTGTTCATACGATTAGCCCAGGGCATAAATTCATGGATGGATATTGTCCCTGGAAACCTATAGTTGTCATGGATGACGTTGCTGCTTTGAGGGCTAATTGCATGCCGGAGGGTGACACTATGGTCATTGATTTAATGAGGTTTATTAATAATATGCCTTTCTTAACCAATCAAGCGGCCATTGAAGCTAAGGCTGATACACCTTTTATGGCTAAGTTGATGATATTGACAACAAATCATAAGTCTTTGGGTGCACATGACTATTTCAAAGAAGGTGCTGTTATTACCCGTCGTATTCGCCTTTATGTCACGCAAAAAGTTCGAAAAGAGTTTGCTACCGCTGGCAATGCTTTGGATCCTCATAAAGCCGCTCAATGGAAATTGGATAATCCTGATAAAATTCCTGATTTTTGGCTTTTTAAGTTGGAAACTTTCAACGTTCACAATGATGGCTCTGCTCGTATCAAAGGAAATTTTGACGTTCTCGATCATAATGGTAGATTGATGGACGATATTAGTTACGCTGATTTGTGCAGATTTCTTAGAGATGATTATTCAGTTTTCTCTAAGCAACAGGTGGTTGCCATTAAACCTCCGAAGTATGCTTATTGTGACGTTTGTAAAATGTACAAGGAGATTTGTGTGTGCCATAGTATCCAAACTCAGAGTGTTGAGGAATACTTTCCAGTTCAAAGGGTTTTCTGGGGAGTATCTATGGTAGCGTTGGCAATTTGGTGGTTTCGGTGGATGTATTATATTGCTCTTAGGGTGACATCTGGCTATCTTCAAATCACGTCCGCAGCTGATGATTTGAGCCGAACATGTAATGAGATACATCAATATGTGGAGAGAGTCAACACTGGTTATACAGCAGTGCTCCCTATCGTTCGAGCAACACACACAGGTATCTTGGTTATTGATTCTTACATACACCGTGTTCGCAATATTAGGCGTATTTTAGAGCGTAGCGCTACCAAGGTCGCCATTGGCGTTTCTATCAGCGCTATAGGTGCTGTGATTATAGCTTATGCTACAGGATATTTCCATCGTAAGAGTATAGAGGTTCAAGGGAATGTGGTTAGCCATGGGACTCCTGTGCCTCCTATGTCTTTGTCTTCATGGGGGGACGGAGCTCCACCATTGCCCTATAATGCTAGCAATATATCATTTACTAGACAGTCTCAGTGTATTGACATTAGATCGTCTCATGATGCGAGTAAGCAGCTTGGTAAATATATTGGATATTTCAAAGTTGGAGAAAATGTGTCTCTTAAGTCTGACAACTGGGTTGGTTTATGCACTTCAGCTAATGGGGTTATGATTGCTACTGGTGTATTTCTGTGTAATAAGCACTCTTTGTCTAAGTTTTTGGACAGTGGAGGCAACAAATGTGTGTCTAATTTTCAAATTGCCATATGTTTTAGCGAGAGGTATTCTAAGAGTAACCCTAGCACGTGTACTGATGCAAATAATGGTGTGTCTGTTGCCAATAGCCATAATGAAAACATATCTGCTAATAGAGTGTATTTAATACCCAATTCAGATATTGCTCTCATTAAGCTCAGCACTCCTCGTGGTGGTATGAAACAACTGGTTTGTTTGGATTATAATGTTCACGTTGGCAATGGATTCACTTTAACTAGAAAAGCCAATGGTGTGTTATCGTGCTCCACTATTGGTTTGCCTAGTACGAGGTGTTATAGACAACCATCCTCATTAACAGATGGCACCATAATAGACCACTGTATCACGTGTACCACACACACAGAATGCGGTGATTCCGGTACCCCTATTTTTATCAATGGTGGCTCGGCTTTGGATACCAATGGCGATCGTGGTCCAATTGCTTTTGCTGGCATTCTCTATGGGTGTTATAGAGAGGGATTTTCTGCCGGCGATAGGATTTTTCATTGCATCAATTTGCGAGATCTTGAGAAACACCTATCACTATTTTCTCAGCAGTTGGGAGAGTCTCTTTTGTTACAGAGCGATTATGGTGTAAGTGTTAGAGACTCTTTTCAAGTTATTAGCGATGAACTGCCCCATGGTGCTATTCATGTTGGTCCCACACATGAGAAGAGCGTGGTTAGTGTTTGTTATGGTGAGTGTCCTGGGTTGGGGGTCTATGGCAATTGTGCTGAGAGCACATTCCATAAACCTTCTAAAAGTCAGTATAAGATGACTAAGTTTTCCACAATTCTCGAGCGAATGCAGTATCACCGGGTTTTGGGGGACTTAAGTTGTAACTTTTTGCCCACTACTGTTACCCAATCTAACAGGCGGTTTGTTGAGAATAACACCCTACAAGCTATGTTGTCATATCCTGGTGAAGGTGTTCCACAACACCTTTTAGATAGGGCTGCAGCATCTTATTTGGATGATTTTTTCCAGCGTTGCTCTTCTAGGTCGTGTTCAAGTTTTACCGGAATTGCGGAACCATTCACTAATAATGGCGTTCCTTTCGTGCGGCCGTTCTCTCAAGTCGATGCCATTAATGGGATTCCTGGTGTGTTCCACGGATTGAATATGGCCACTGGAGGTGGGTTCGGCTATTCTGGACCAAAGTCTCAATATTTTACAGAGACGTGGGATGGTTGTCGACTCATTAAAATTCCTATAGATAGACTCCAACGTGATATTGATGCTATAGAGGATAAATTGAGGAGAGGCATAGATCCCAAGGTCATTTTCACCTCCCATATTAAGGATGAAGTGCGATCTCGGGACAAGGTGTTAAGGGACAAGATTAGGATTATGAATGGATCCCCATTACCTTTTACTATAGTGGCTCGAAAATATCTAATGTCAGTCATTCTTCTCATGTATAAGAATAAGTTTGAGTCGGAGTGTGCCGTAGGTATGAATGCTGAATCTAAACAATGGGGAGATTTTGCGCGGTACTTGCAATCTTTTGGTGGTTTAGAGAGATTCCTTGATGGTGATTACGTTGACTTTGATAAAAACCAAAAGGTCAATGTAAGCTCTACAGCGTCTCACTGTATTTATGGTCTGATAGTCGGCGTATGTGCGCGGCATAAGGATACTTCTTTACTATGGGATGAAGCTTCATTACTTGCTGCGCGTACAATCTGTTCTAGTCTGGATTCTCCAGTAGTTGATTTCTTTTCGACGTTGTTAGAATTATTGGGAACCAACCCTAGTGGCCATTCTCTCACCACCCAAAAGAATTGTATATCCAATAGTTTGTATATGAGATGTGTATTTTATAGTTATCCAGGGAACTGGACAAAGAACTATAGGGATTTTGTTGCACAGGTCAATTATGGAGATGATGTAGTTATGGCTGTGGTTGATCGATGCTGTATGAATCATCGCTATATACGTGATACTCTTGGATCGTGGGGAGTGCCATATACAAAAGCTGACAAGAGTGAAATAACTGATGTGAGTTTGTACACCAGGTTCTCCGATCTCCAATTTTTGAAAAGGAAGTTTAGGTTTGACGATGAGTTAGGTGATTATATGGCACCTATTGAGCCGAAGACCATTGTTCGCGGGTTACACTACTATTGTGATAACAAGAAATTAAACTGGGAGGCCCATCATGTTAATATCTTGTTCCAGATTAGTCAGCTTGCGTTGCCCTTTGGTAGAGAAGCATACGAAGATGTGTTGGGCTTGTTCAGGAGTCTTGCCACTTTAGATTCTCTGCGTGATCGGCCAGAATTTTTGTCATATGGATATACTTGGAATTTTACTAGTTTCGAAGATTACTTGATTCGCGTGCGAGGTAATGATTACGAGTCTCCTGCTATGTATGATGATTCGGATGCTATATTGGTCGGAAGTTTTAATGAGTATGGGAATGAACAAATACCCGGCAGACAGGGTAATCATTTTCGGAGGGTTATGTACAAAGCCATGATGCGCAAATTGTCTACTGATTCTTTAGATAGTGTTTCTCGAAGACTGATTGACATTTTATGCCAAGCGTATTTTTTGCTCTGCCAGAGTGTTCACATGAAACCTAATGTCACTTCGATGGTTGGATATAGGTCTGACGGTGAATGGTTTTTGGGTCCTTGCGATTTTGTTAGATATGATTGTCCTAGTGACAATATTCCATATTACATTCTAAATTCGGCCAAAGCCAATAAAACATTCATATTTGCTAGCGATGACTTTATACCCTCTACATATACCCATTATGACGTATCAAACTTCCGACATGCCGCTTTAACTTAAAATCTTCTTCAATCCAT